AAACCCCAAAACCAAGCAGCACCAACAGAAGGGACTATCGGCTGGATTCCTTCATCCTCTACCTTTCCAACGCTGGAAACACGACCAGCACCACCAGCAGAAACATTCCGGTGCGGTATAGAGTGAGCATCGCCATAGATGCTATTGCTGACAACACGACCAGCATCCCTTCCTACCTGATTGACAGCAGAGCGAACGAAACCCTTTGCCAGTCCATTAATAAAACTTCCCATACGCTATTTATTTAAATGATTTATATTTCTGTCGTAGAACTCATTCCAAGCCTTTTTTTTGATGAAGACGAAGAAGAGCAGCAGCCCTAGGGCGACCATCAGCAGATGCAGCGGCTGGCGCAAGACACCGAACCCGAAAGAACGCTGGAAGTCGATGCAGAACGAAATCAGCACTCCGTAGGTAGCGAACGCTCTATGTACCCAGCAGAAGCCATAGGCAAGGCTGACGATGATCCAGGCGATGAAGCCGAATATTGAGCAGTCGAATATCCACTCCGTGAGTTTTACACGAATGCCGAACGAGAGCAGAGTGCAGTGAATCAGCATTACAAGCGCACCCACTGGAGGGATAATACCTATTATCAACCTGCTGGCTTTCCATAGCCAGCTTTTCCCGAGGGCGGCAAGAAGAATCTTCTCCTTCCGCTCTATGAAATCCTCCTCTTTCATCGTTACTTAGAATTTTAGTTGATATTGTACCTGAAGCGAGAACTAAAGTTCACGCAGCCATTTCTCGCCAGATTTCGTCTTAGACCAAATCACGAGACCTGTGCCGATAACCGCACCTATGAACATAAATAAAGTTGCTAGTTCCATAATCTAAACATTTGAATTATTATACTTCATTACATTATTAGCGAAATAAGCGAAGGCGAATGACGCTATGACACCGAAGGCAATAAAAAGGATATTATACAATCCTATCTCATCGCCAGTAATCAATGGTGAGAACCCACCAATGCCCGTTCCGCTTATAAACAGATTGGAGACACCGTACAGATACGTTGCAAGCAGCGTCCTGCGGTCGTGCTCTTTAATTAACTTACTAACCATACTTTTTCCTTTTGCAAAGTTACTAAATTATTTCTGACCGACAATGGCAAGCAGGGTTTCAACTTGCTTTCGAAGAAAGGAATTTTCACTTTCCAAGCTTTCGACCCTAGCCTGCAGTGCAGCATCACTACTTATTGACTGGGAGACGTTGGAACCAGTAATACCTGCACCGACATCGGCAGTACTGGCGACCGTAGGGGAGAACATTGGTTCAATACCATTTTCAAGCCAGTCAACCGAGACGTGCAGTGCATTGGCGATTTTGTAAATTACACGGTCTGAAAAACTCGCTTTCCCATTTATAGAGCGAGATAGATTTCCAGTATCAATACCAGCCACTGTCGCCATTTTATTGACTGACATTCCACTTCTTTTACGAAGAATCTCAACTCGCTTCGCTATTTCTGAATTATTGTATTCTTTTGTAGCCATACATAACTTTATTTTAAATATTTGTAAATAACAATAAAAATACATTAAAACATTATGTATATTGTTGTATATTACAAAATGTTTTTGTATTTTTGCAATCGAATTACAAAACGTATTACTAAATACTTTTGCAAAGATAAAGAAAATAATTGTAAAATACAAATAAAATGGGAGAAAATTTTAATTATGATTTTCGGACACCGTTGCAGAAGCAGCAGGACGAAAGAAAGAAGAACATCATAGCGATGTTTGCAGATTTCCGAGCAAAAGCACCTGCCGAGACCTCAGACAGCAGAATAATGCTCGCAGTATCACAGCGTGTTGGTTGCACCCAGCAGAACGTGCGTGTTATCCTCATCAAGGCTGGATTGATAACACCAAAGAAGAGACGTGCAGCCGTGCGCAAGTAATCAAGTGGAACCATTTAAACATTCAGAGCGTATGAAGAAGTTTATCGAGATTATCACAAGTGACGAAGTAATAAGCCTGGCAGTTGCCATCGTATTAGTAACTTTAATTTTTTGGAGGGCTTAATTATGACGAACGTAGAACCAAAGGTAGCGGATGCAGGCAGATACACCATGACAGAGACCTGCAAGGTGCTGGGCATCCATCGCAACACCCTGCGCAGATGGTTGCAGGCTGGTAAGATTAAGGTCAAGTTCCGCAGAATCGACAACCGCAAGGTTATCGATGGCGCAGAAATCAAGAGAGCGTGGAGGGTTGCCCTATGAGCAAGTTATCAATCAATATGCGCAGGATGATCGTGAAGTACACAGACATCTGCTGGCTTATCACTAACTGGAAGGCGAACCGCAAGACCAGAAAGTGCTGCGAACTGAACAACAAGTGCTATCTGGAGGCAGAGCGAAGAATCCAGTACAGAGAGTTTAAAGGCAACCTATGCGTTGCACTGGACAATATACCGCTCATACCACTGGACGGAACGGACAACGAGGTATTGAAGTCGTGCCGTGAGACCTTCCAAAGTTACATATTCAATAAGAGAGGAGGTAACGAATGAAGCCAAGAATTATCGAGGAATGCAGGACGAAAATGTACGATGCCATCTGGCTTGAGATAGACCGTGATCCACAGCGACCAGCGGTTGCAAGGGTAGACATCAAGACCAAGGCAGGCGACATTTCAGTCTGGTGCGACAGAACCGGAAACACAGCGGTAGTGGCGCATAAGAATAACAACAACGGAAGCGAGCGGCTGGAGGAAGCTATCGAGGGCTGCGTTAACTATCAGGACGTGATGGACGACTGGATGGAAGAGAACAGCCAATACGCAGACCAAGACCCGATGGACGCCTTCGAGGAAAGCAGGCTCGACAGCCTTATGGCTCAACTGGTTTGATTACGATGTTAAACAATTATTATATGGTTCCCTGCAGCGGCAGGGCAAAGGGCGCACGCAAAACTCATTTTTCAAGGTTATCTAAAATTAGTTGTTTTTACCATGCAATAATATGCGGAAACCGAGCGTGCGCCCTGCAACGGAAGGGCATCCACCAGCAGCAGGCAAGGGTGGGGTAGCAATCAACTGGGGTTCGAATCCCCAGCCTTCCACTAGAGTTAATTAAAAGATTATGTTGAACAATAAAAAGAACGAATTATGGAAAATGAAATTATTCAAGTAAGCGGTGGAGAAATGCTGGAAGCTATCAACCGCTCGGAGATTGACGGACAGATTGCCACTGCGCACAAGTTCCCGAGAGACATCATGCAATGCAAGAAGAACATGGTGGCATTAGCAGCGATGGACGATGATGTAGCATACAATTGCTTCTATCACCTAGAACGACAAAGCAAGGACGGAAAGACAACAGTAATCGAGGGTCCTAGCGTCCGATTTACGGAAATCATTTCCGCATGCTGGAAGAACCTGCGCATCGCGGGTCGCATCATCGCCAACGATGGCAAGACCATCACAGCGCAGGGTGTTTGCCACGACCTCGAGAGCAACGTTGCCTACTCCGTGGAAGTGAAGCGAAGCATTCTGACATCGAAGGGGTACACGTATTCGCAGGACATGCAGGTGGTCGTTGGCAATGCAGCCGTGGCGATCGCACAGCGTAACGCAATCTGCAAGGTCGTGCCGCAGGTATTGATTGCAAGCGTGGTGAAGGAAGTGCAGGCGAAGGCTCTTGAGCACATCAAGCAGACTGGCGTACAGAGCCAGTGGAAGAACTGCGTAGCCTGCTTTCAAGTGTACCAGGTAACAGACCTTATGTTGCTTGATTACATCGGGAAGAAATCAGCCGAGGAAGTCACGGCAGAGGATATTCAGAAGCTTGCTGGTGTGTACAACGCCATCAAGGAAGGCACGACCACCGTAGAGGAGACATTCAAGAAGCCAAAACAGCAGGAAACCATCGCGCAGCAGGCGCAGGCAGCAGCCGAGAGCGCACAGAAGAAGGCAGAGAAGGCAATGAGCCGCAGCCAAGGAAAGACTGGCACAGCAGCGAAAAAGTAGTTTAGTTTATAAAGTTATAACGTTTGCCCGAACCGCCACGGCACAACCTATGGGGTGGGCTCCCATCATAACCTACCAAGGGAAGCCGTGGCAACTATTAAACATTCAGTAAAATTATGGCAGAAAAAGAAAACAAACAGAAACACAAGAGCACCATCGACAAGTACTTTGACAGAACCGCCAAGGCATACAAGACATGGGTCGAGGAAAACGAGGAAGAAAGAAATTTTCTACAGATTGCAGCAGAAGATAATGGGGATGTAAGCGAAGAAGGTGGCAAAGGTTTCGATTTCCATATTGCCTATTCCGGAAAAGCCGATATCCTCGCAAGTGGACTTGTGCATTCAATGAAGAGGGATGAATTCGTTCGTCAGCTTATCATTGGAGCAGCGAAAATGTATTATACCGCAAACATAAAAATAAAAGACAATGAAGCAGATAATTAAATATAAAAGCAGAGAGGAGTGGTTGCAGAACCGCTCAAAGGGAATAGGAGCATCAGAGGCAGGCACAGTACTGGGACTGAACCCATGGGAAACACCATACCAGTTATGGAGACGCAAGAAGGGCATCGACCCACCAAAGGTTGAGAACTTTGCGATGGTCGCAGGACATCTGCTTGAGGATGCCGTGGCGCAGTTCTTCAAGCGAGAGAGCCACTGCCACATCATTAAGGCGAGCACGGACGACTACACCATCACGAACACCGATACTCCGTATCTGAGAGTAAGTCCAGACCGCACCTTCTGGAGAACCGGGGCAACGCACAACGAAGCGAGCAAGAGCATCCTCGAGTGCAAGACTACGCAGATGCAGATAGATGCAGACGACCTCCCGAAGCATTGGTTCTGCCAGCTACAGATGAACCTCGGAGTGGGCGAATACAAGGATGGAGCACTTGCCTGGCTGACAGCAGGCAGGGAGTTCGGCTACCGTGACATCGACTTCGACCCCGAGTTCTTCGGATGGATGAGGGACGAGATAACCAAGTTCTGGCTTGACTACATCGTGGGCAACCAAGAGCCGCCAGCCTACAGCGCACAAGACGTTCTCCTAAAGTCTCCTCTACATGTAGCTGGCAAGGAAGTGACTGCAACGAAGGAGATACTTGAACAGATTGCTAGGCTCAAGGAACTCAATGTTCAGAACAAGAAACTGGAGACCGAGCAGGATGAGATTAAGGATAACTTGAAGCTGTTCTTCGGGGACGCAGAGAGCATCGTGGACGGAAACGGAAAGATGCTGGCAACATGGAAAGCACCGAAGGCAAGCGAGAAGTTCGATGCCAAGGCTTTTCAGGCAGACCATCCTAAAGCGTGCGCCAAGTACATCAAGCAGGTGCAGGGAGCACGAAGATTGCTCATTAAGTAAAGGCAGGGCTTATGGCTAACGTTCCTATATCAAAAACCGACCTAAGGAATATAATTCTCCAGTTAGGAAATTATATTTCCCTAGGTGGGGAAGTGACAGCACCGACCGACACAAGCCAGCGGAACAAAATCCGTATGGCTACCGTGCTCAAACGGAAGCTGGAAAAGAAATTATCATTATCAGAATAAAGCATCATGAACGATTCATTCATCTTATACACATCATACTACGCTCTTATCGAGGGGCTGACCGATGAACAACTCGGGCAACTGACGAGAGCGATATTTCTCTACGCAAGGGATGGGGAGACTATCAGTCTAGAACCAGTCGTGCGTATGGCTTTCGGTTTTATCGTTGACGATATGAAACGGAATAAAGCCAAGTACGAAGAGAAGGTAGAACGATGGCGAGCCAATGGCAAAAAGGGTGGCAGACCAAGAAAAAACCAAGAGGATAAACAAAAACCAATTGGTTTAGATAAAAACCAAGAGGTTTCAGAAATAACCAAACAAAACCAAGAGGTTTTTTCAAAAACCTTATATGATAATGATAATGTATATGTAAATGATAATGTTTATGATAATGTAGATGTTAATGATGTTTCTAAAGAAACAGATATAGAACCTTCTAAAGAAGGTATTGAGAGTGCATCGGTCAAGACCGAAGCACCCGGTGGCGGCAATGGTTCTAAATCTCAAAAGATAGACTATGCTGCCGTAAAGGAATACTGGAACCGCAAGCATGATGAAACGAAGAGTGCGATGCCGCCTATTACGCTCATGACCGAGAACCGCAAGGTGATGGTCAAGGCAAGGGTTCGTCAATGCAAGGGAGACGTGAAAACTCTGTACCGGGTAATTGACATTGCGATGGCATCTGACTTCATGAACGGAAACAACAAGCATGGGTGGCTCGGAAAGTTTGATTGGATATTCGGCAATGAGCAGAACTTTGCAAAGGTGCTGGAAGGCAACTTTAACAACGAGCCAGCCACAAGCCAGCAGCCGCAATCGGCAGCAGTCAAGGCGCAGGATCCTGCGGCAACAGCACGTCCGAGCATCGGGGAACTCTACGAGCAAGCCAAGCGTCAGCAGCCAGCGAGCCAGCAGAGCCAAGACAGCAAGTTCCGGTGGGTAATCCAGCAGAACCTCGAAGACCTTAAGAAGAACCCGAACAACAAGCCTGCAAAGGATTCGCTGACAAGATATTACGAACGTGGAGTTCTTCAACGGCTGGGCATCGACTGGAAGCCCGAAAAATAACGAATGAGGGCAAAAATAGCCGCTCTGGGACGTTTTCACGCTTCGGGCGGTAAATTATAAGGCAAACAGATTTTAAACACTTAAAACAAAAGAATTATGGAAAAAAAAGTAATTGTAATTAATGAACCGGACGAAATAGCCAAGGGTTTCGAGGAAGGTACGCTTCTGAATGTAGAAGGCAAGGTTCTCAAAGTTAAGAATGATACTTGCGACGAAAGTTGTTGCAATGTTTGTGCCCTTGATAAAGAGGAACTGGGCGAGTATTGTGCTTGCGCATTTTGTGCCGAGTGTCACTTTATAGAGATTGAAAGCCATGAATGAGTTGTTTTTCCACGAATGCAGAGCCGCAGGGCTTGTATTCAAGACCTCAGACGACTGGTTCAAATGGCTGACCGATAACAGCTACGACATCAAGAAGCCGGTCGCAGAGCATGAAGGCTTCCAATACAACATTAATGATACTTGCATCAATCCGCACATAATCGAGTATGCCGTAGAGGGTGCAGACAACTGGGGATGGAAGGTAATGACCGCCAACACCCAGTTCGGCTGGATATGGGGGTGCGATATTCAGAACGGAAATACCGAGTGTAATATTTGTCCGGTTGGCTACCCGAGCAGATATGACGATCTCGGCATCTTCTACGGTAATGAGAAAGAAGCGGTTCAAGATGCTCTGACCTACATCATCAAATACCTCGGGAAGAATGCTGGAACCAAGAACACCAACCTACTTCTCTGGGCAGCTAAGAAGAAGCGAGCAGACATCATTCATCCACAGCAGGAACTTTTTAAATAAAAAAATATGAAAAAGATAGAAATCATCACGGACGAACACCGACATCACGTATACGTTGGCAACACCGATTTCTGGCTCAATACCAAGGAACTGCTGGAACTTTATTTTAAACTCGGACACGTTAAGTTATAAACAATAAAAACATTCAGACAATGGAACAGAAAGATATTGATATTTATGAGATACTCAAAGATGAAGAGTATGGTACAGAGTTGTACACGCCAAAATGCGGAAGGGTGTGGCACAGTGGAATGGCAAACGACAAGGACAGTGCGAAAGCAATCTGGACTGAGGACGAAGCTGGAAGAGAACACTTTTTCGACAAGAACGGAAAAATCTATAAAGAAGGAGAAGTCCTGCTTTTCCCATCAAAGGAAATGAGAGACTGGAGCAAGTTCTTCAAGAAGGGAGACGTGCTTATTTGTTACGAAGGAAAGAAGCCGTACTATACAATCTTTGATGGTTTTGAGGACAACACTTACCGAGCTTTTAAGGGAAAGTTTGCGCATGATTGTTATGAAGACAAATGGTATCAGAACGAAGGTAATCTTTCTACAAATACCTTCCAAAAATTGAACCGTGCAGATTCTGAAATTTATGTAACAGAAATCGAAGAGCGATTTGGTGGTAAGTTGAACCGTGAAACTCTGGAGATTGAGAAACCTCAGCCTGAGTTCAAGGAGGGAGATGTTTTGTTTGTAAAATGCCAGGGCGATAATTTTATTGAAATCTTTAAATACTCTAAAAAGAATGGTGACTTATTTGACCACGTTTCACTAGTCCCTAGAACGCAGAAATTAGATACCTCTGGTAAATTAAAAATATGCAAAGAAAGTATCGTAGAAATTCGCCTTGCCACAGAAGAAGAGAAAGAACAGCTCTTCTCAGCTCTAGAAAAGAAAGGCAAACGCTGGGATATTGAGAAGAAACAGATTGTGGACTTGAAGCCAGCGTTTGAAATCGGCAAACTCTACTTTTTCAAAGAGGAAGACGAGGACGGAGAGTTGACAATCATCGGTAAACTCATCGACAAGAACGAAAGCGAAGATACGCTGACATTCGGCAACCAGTACGAAATCGAGAACGAGAAGTTCGTGACCGACCAAACCTTCGACCTGCGTATCAGCGTTAACAAGGAACTGCGAGAAGCAACAGATGACGAATATTGCACGTTCCGAGAGGCTTATTACCTATGGGAGAAGAGCAAGGAAAAGAAGAGCGAGGAGCAGTCAGCCTTCAAGACCTTCGACAAGGTGCTGGTGAGTAATGGAGAGGAATACAATTGGCAGCCAGCCTTCTTTGTTAGTGACCGTGGAGAGGGAGCAATTTATAGATATAATGTCTTGCCCATCCAAAGCGGAAAAGTAGCGGACTTCGCCTTCTGCATCCCATTCGAGGGCAATGAGCACCTCACCTTCACGTCAGACCCATTCTAGTGGACGTATGGCGAGTGAATTATGCAAGGCTTGCGATACCGGGCGAAACTGCTTAAATGGCATCTATTGCCCGGAGCGCAAGCAATATGTAGAACATCAGGTAATACTTGAATGCAATGAGCGATTTCGCAACAAGGGAGAAGAACAGAACGTACTACCAGGAACACCGGGAACAGATCCTCAGAGCCACGAAGGAGTGGCGAAAGAGAAACCGTGAGAAATACCGGGCGTATCAAAAGGAGTACTGGAGTAAGCACTACCGGAACTACGGTACGAAGAACCGGGTAGCCGACAGAGCGATGCGTGAGAGGAAGAAGCCGGACGTAGAGAAGGCTCTTTCTATGTTCAAGAATCCGCAGCAGGCAGCGCATCTGGCATGGCTGCTAGAAAACAAAAAGAATAATCGGTCGTGAGTTCAATAATAGAGTTTTTAACCAGCGAGGACAGAAGGGGATGGCTCCTATCAAAACAAATAACTTATAACATCTTGAAATTACGATATGAGAGCCGGAAACGTATCTCCCGAAGTCTGACAACAAACAAAGAAAGCGAGGTGGTACATGAAGAAGTAAGAAAAAGAAATCGTTAGAAATTATGCTTTTATTCATTCGGCTGGCGGTGGAAGAAGGAAGAACCCTGCAACATATACATTTTGTTATTCATTTATTTTGCAATCGCAGACAACTTCCGGAATCCCTGCCAGCTTTCTCTATCGCAACCAAAAAGAAGGGAAAGAAAGGGGTAGGGGAAAGATAGGGATAATAACGCATGTGCGCACGTATATGCGCACGTAAAGGGGGTTGCGTAAAACTCACCAGCAAAACAAAATAAACGCTTATGCGTGAAATTTAAACAAAAAAAAAGTACTTTAAAGAAAAAATGGAAAAAGGAACAGTTATAATCGGAATCGACCCCGACAACCTGGAAAGCGGAGTTGGAGCAGTCTTTGACGACAAGAAGTTTCTCGCTTATAAGATGAACTTCCCAGCTTTGATAGATTACCTCAAGGCTATGAACGAGAGTTGCAAAAAGATTAAGGTCGTTATTGAAGGCGGCTGGCTCAACAAAAGCAACTGGCATGTGCTTAATCGGTTCATGACAGCAGTCAAGGCAGCAGCAATCGGACGCTCTACCGGAATGAACCATCAGACCGGAATCTTGATTGTTGAGTGCTGTAAACATTACAATATCCCCTGCGAAATCGTCAAGCCACTAAAGAAGTGCTGGAAGGGTAAAGACGGAAAAATCACGCAGGACGAAATTGCTTATTTTGTAAGCGCAGGACAAAAGTTGCCGAGAATGAACCAAGACCAGAGAGACGCACTTCTCCTCGCATGGGTCTGTGCAGGATACCCGGTCAGAGTGATGCCGAAGAAACCGCAGACAACCCTGCAGAAGACCATTAGAGCCTTTGATGGATAAAATAAAACGAAGTGTTGGAAAAAGTTAAAAGTGGGCAAAGGACAAACAACTAAAGCAAAAAAGTCGTATCTTTGCGCCAGTGTTTATTAAATAAGCACGAATTTCGAACTTAAAACAAGAAGAAAATGAAAACAGAAGAAATCGCACTATCGAGGGTCAGCGAGAACGAAGCGAACCCGAGAGAGATAAGTCAAGCGAACTTTCAGAAGCTTGTGCAGAGCATCATCGTGTTCCCACGAATGTTGACCCTGCGCCCGATTGTTGTTGATGAGACCTTCCACGCATTGGGTGGAAACATGAGACTGAAAGCCTTGCAGCACATTGTCACGATGGACGAAGCAAGCATTCAAGTAAAGCTGGATGCAGAGCAGCGTCTTTCCGATGAGGAGCAATCCGCATTGATGGAGTATTGGCAGGGATGGCAGCAGCAGCCAACAGTTACCGTGGTGAGCGCATCAGACTTGACAGAAGCACAGAAGCAGGAGTTCATGATTAAAGACAACCTATCCTTCGGCAACTGGGACTTCAACGACCTTGCGAACCGATGGGACAGCGCACAGCTTCAGAACTGGGGTATGCCAGTCTGGAACCCAGCACCAGTGGAAGCAAGCAGCACCAGCAAGTGCAAGAAGAAAGACAAGGACGACCAAGAGGGCGACCCATTCGCAGGGGAACTACCTCCTGAAATCGAAGGGCAAGACTTAACTCCTGACGACTTGCCAACGATAATGGGCGATGGCGTTTTGCCACGTGAGAACGTAATCATTCACTACAAGCCAGCCGATGAGCCATTCCTTGCCAAGCTTCTGGGAGTTGATCATATCGACCGCATCGTCTGGAACTTTGACGAACTGAAACCAAGACAAGAAGGAAAGGAGGAAGACAATGGAGAAGAATAAAATCGAGAACATCAACCTGCACGACCTGGTGGAGAACCAAGACAACCCACGCAGCATTGAGCCACAGCAGATGCAGAAACTCGTTGAGAGTATTCTGACGTTTCCAAAGATGTTGCAGATGAGACCAATCGTCTGTAATGAGAACCGAGTTATCCTCGGAGGAAACATGCGCTTCCGTGCCCTGCTCAACATCGAGCAGATGGAAGACGAAGCTATCAAGAACGCAATAGAGACCGTTGCCGTGAAACTGACCGATGGAGAGAAGCAGCAGCTTTGCAGCCACTGGGAGAAGTGGAAGGCAGAACCAAAGGTCGAGGTCGTTATGGCTGACAGCCTATCCGAGGAAGAGACGGACGAGTTCATCATCAAGGATAACGTCTATTTTGGCAGCTGGGATGAAGAGAAGCTAAAGGGAGCATTTGACGTTGACGATATGCAGCGATGGGGATTGAACCCCTGGGAAATCCAGCAGGAAGCCACGACCTACGAACCAGCAGAGGACGAAGAACAGCGCATCATCATCGTTTACCGCAGCGAGGACGCACAAGCCGTGGCAGATATGCTGGGACTTGACGCAATCGAGAAGCGCAACTTTGATGTGGACGAACTCAAAGAAAAAACCGAATAGTCGGAAATTTAGCGTTTAAGTCGGAGAAACGTTTGAAATGGATAAACTATCCGCTCTGAACAATTCAATCCGGCAGAGGCGAAATTTAACAAAAATAACTCGAATATGAGAAAGACTTGTGTTTTTATCATTGGAACCAACGCCAGCGGAAAGAGCACCGTTGCCCGAAAGCTGATAGAAAGCTTTGGTGGAATCGAAAGCTATTCGAACGGAATAAGCAGCACCAGGGATGGAGTTGCATTTGCAGGGCGATACGATGTTAAGTACGGAGGTGTTGACAATCTGAACGGTACGACCATACTTCGTGACATCGTGAAGAAGGCACTGGAGAGCACCGACTGCATCATTTGCGAAGGGATGAGACTTAAATGCTGGGGTCCGAACTTGACGCACGCAATGTTCAATGCGGACAGACAGATTGTAATCTTCTTATACGCACCACTCGAAGAAATCCAAAAAAGGCTCGCAGAACGGTCGAACGGAACGTTGAGCAAGGATATTATCCGGGGACAGCGAGAATCGGCACACTCGGCAAAGAAATGGCAAACTGCGGGTTGTGACGTTGTAGCGATAGACACCACGAAGCAGACAGCAGACCGAATCGCAGACTTTATCATCAACAAAATAAATTCATGAGGATATGGCAGAACATTATGGCAACACGCCAAGAATAACATACGAGTTTCCCGACTGCTCAATGCCAATGGCTTTTGATACTTACAATAATTGCAGCTTTGGCTGTATGTATTGCTTTGCTCAGAACCAGCGAGGTATTGGCAGCAAGAAGAAGGAATACCTGCACAAGGAGGTTAAGGACGTGAGCGTTGAACGCATCAAACGAATGTTCATTGACCCCGACAAGCACGGTGGAGACTTTGCGCCATACATCAAGGCTCGAAAGGTTATGCAGTGGGGAAGCATGAGCGACCAGTTCGACAACTTCGAACGTAAGTACGGAACGACACTGGAACTTTTGCGCTTCTTCAAGGATATAGACTATCCGCTTTGCTTCTCGACCAAGGGTGCATGGTTCACCAAAGATGAGCGATACATGGACTTGATCAGAGGGCAGAAGAACTGGAACTTCAAGTTCTCAATTATCACCAGCGATGCAGAGAAGGCTAGAGTAATAGAGCGAGGGGTGGAAAGCCCACAAGCAAGACTGGAAGCCATCGAGCGCATCGCCAATGCAGGGGCAGGAGGTGCAACGCTGAGACTGAGACCCTTCATCATCGGAGTGAGCACGCCAACGTACCTCGACCTTATCAAGGAAGCATTCAACAGAGGGGCTACAGCTTTGAGCACCGAATTCTTCTGCTTGGAAACGAGAAGCCCGACATTGAGGGAATTGTTGCCTACCATCAGCAAGATGGCAGGTTTCGACATTCTCGCATTCTACAAGAAGTACAGCGTACAGTCCGGCTATCTGAGACTGAACCGCAAGGTCAAAGAACCGTTCTTCAGGAACATGAAGGAACTGTGCGACCAGCTGGGAATGCGCTTTTATGTATCGGACGCACACTTCAAGGAACTTTGCCACAACGGAAGTTGCTGCGGATTGCCGCCAACGTGGAACTACAGCAGGGGGCAGATGTGCGAAGCACTGAACATTTGCAAGCGCAAGGGATACGTGAGGTGGAGCGACATCAAGCTTGATGCAGAGAACCTTTTGAGGGCGAGACTGGAGAAGGCGATGAACCTGGGAACAAGAGAGAAGTACTCGAAGTATTACACGATGAGCGCAGCCGACTACATGAAGTGGTGCTGGAACAATCCGCAGGCAGCGCACTCGCCATACAAGATGTTCGAAGGGGCAATGTTGCCAGCTGACGAACGAGACAGCGAGGGAAACATCGTATACAAGTACAACGGAGCGAAATTTTAAATCAAGAATCGTATGCCACAAGGTAATAATAACAAGCATCGAGCGCAGAAAATCGACATCGAGAACCGCCTGCAGATTATCGCACCCCTATACCGCAAGGGATGGACGGAGCGAGAAATCACGGCAGAGGTTCGCAAGCGGCTCGACAGACCGAAATACAATCAAGCGCACTGCGACATTCAGCGGTTATTGAAGGAGTGGAGGGAAGAGAGACTGACCGACACGGACGAAAAGATAACAAGCGAGGTGGCAAGGTTGAAACTGGTGATACGTGAAGCCTGGGACGCATGGGAGAAATCCAAAGCGGACTATAACAGCAAGACACAGACACAAGTCGGACTGCCTAACAAGGATCCAGACACTGGGTTGGTAACGATGGATACCGTCAAGGCGATAATGTTCGATGCTGAGAAGCGAGGACTAGGAGACCCAAGGTATCTTGACATCATCCTAAAGGCAGAGACGCAGATTTGCAAGCTGCTCGGACTGGATAAGGTCCTGCTCGACCTGAACGCAGGCTTCCAAGGCGGCATCGAGGTACGCTACATCAACTCTGGACACCAGTGTGCATCCAGCGAGCAGGAAGTAATCGAGCGTGAAGGATTGGATAAAGAATAATTTTTTACCATAATTTTGTTTTAAGTTTTATTGTTTGTAAGAATGGCACTATTTGATGTTATTGGTGAGCTGTATGATCCGAATGCGGACGTGAAGCCAAGGTTTCTCGTAAACCAAGGAGGCACGTCCTCGGGGAAGACATACACCATCATGCAGCGTCTTATAGTGCTTTCTTTTGAACACCCCATGGCAATTATCACGGTGTGCGGTCAAGACCTCCCGAACTTGAAAGTGGGAGCCATGAGAGACCTCGACACCATCCTGCACACAAGGGCAGAGTTGCTGGACTGGTTCAAGAACAACAAGAGCGACAGCAGCTATCGAGGAAAGAACGGCTCAATCATCGAGTTCAAGAGTTACCAGGATGCGCAGGACGCTAAGAACGGTAAGCGAGACTATCTGTTTGTTAACGAGGCGAACGGTGTGTCCTACGAAGTTTTCTGGCAACTTGCCATCCGAACCCGAAAGCAGGTGTTCATCGACTACAATCCAAGCGCACGCTTCTGGGTGCACAACAACATCATCGGCAGGGATGACTGCCGACTGATCCTGAGCGACCACCGAAACAACCGATTCCTGACTGAGCAGGAGCACAAGAAAATTGAAGAGATTGACGACCCCGAACTGTGGCGAGTTTATGCAAGAGGATTGACCGGAAAGATAACCGGACTTATCTTCACTAACTGGGGCATCGTTGACAAGCTGCCACCAAGGGAGGAGTGGAAGATGGAATGCAGGGGTATGGACTTCGGATTCACCAACGACCCAACTGCGCTGGAGCACGTTATATTGGCGCACGGAGAGTTATGGGTGGACGAAGAAATCTACCAGCCTGGAATGACGAACGATGACATCGCAGACCGATGCAAGGAACAAGGACGGACGAAACGAGACCTTATCATTGCGGATTCGGCAGAGCCTAAGAGCATTCAGGAGATACACAACCGAGGGCTGTGGATAATAGGCAGCACCAAGGGAGCGGACAGTATCAACAACGGTATCGACATCTTGAAGCGTTTCCGCATCAACATAACAAGACGCAGCCACGGCATCATCGGGAACATGCAGCAATACAAGTGGAAAAAGTCAAGGGATGGAGAGACAACGAATCAGCCTATAGACGCATTCAACCACGGTATAGACGCAATACGATACGTAGCCCTTAAGAAGTTATCCGTAGCGAGCCATGGAACGGCTAGGGCGCACGTATTGAGACAAAGATAACGACAAAATTATAAAGCGTATGGATAATAACACTACATTCAAGTACTGGCTGGCAGTTGCTAGGTACACCAGCTATAAAATCGGCAAGCAGCTACGACCAGCGTTTGTCGGAGGGAAACGAGTGCCCGACAATCTCAATCAGCTATCCATTGGGCAGCTAATAGACCTTTCCCAGCTATCAGACAGCGAGGAAAGTCTTTATCAGATAGTGACAACCGTCCTCGGTCTGAGCCACAAGGAAGTGGAGCAGGCTAGGGCGGTTGATGTCGTTATGCTCATCGGATGGGTAACATCAGAGGTGGAGCGCATCAACAAGCTCTTCGAGAGCACAGACACAGCGAAGCCAACGAGACTGGAGAAGGAGGCAGGCATCGATACCCTGCGGTTCGGACTGTTCGGTATGTTGGATTGGTATGCGGTAAGGATGGGCATCAGCGACCACGACCAAGTTCTGAAAACTCCATGGCTTCGCATTTACAAGTGCATGGAAATGGACAACAAGAGAAGCGTGTACGAGAGGAACCTGCAGAAGTTGCAAGCGGAAGAAATGAAACGTAAATCTAGATAATTATGGCAACAATCAGAGAAACATTAAAGCAGTTGGCAGCAGACACGCTACCAGACTACACCTACCTATTCGAGGACTGGGACACAGCAGACACCAAGCTGGAGAAGCTGAACTATCCGGCAATCGTCTGCATCATCCCAGCCAGCGGCACGACAGAGATACGCAACGGCAGGGTATACGACACCGTGAACGTTGCCCTGGCTTATCTCGACACCGTACCGAGGGCAGCGGATGGAGAAGACAACGGAGAGTGCATCGACCGAATGAAGGTGGCAGGGGCAAGGATGATACGAGCCATCAACCAGTCGCACCAGTTCGAACCGCTTGAAGGGCAGCAGTACTACGAGACCATCATCGAGCGTTTGAGCACAATCGTGTCGGGCGTAATGTACTCCCTTCAGCTGACACAGAGCATAGGAGGGTGTGAGGTATGAGCAAGGGAGGCATTCAATTCGACCCCAAGGCGGCATCGCTCATTATGCGTGAGGAAGTGGAGAGAGCACGGCAGCTTATCATCAACCACATTCGTATCAACGGACAGAACGCATCAGGGCGAACCATAGCGAGCCTAAAGGTGGAGCAGCCCAGCGAGGAAGAAACCATCCTCTGGGGACACAAGCCATTCGGAGTGCTTGAGACCGGACGAAGGGCAGGAAAGATACCATACGGCTTCCGTGGCATCATCCGGCAGTGGATGAAAGACAAGGGACTGCATGGCAGACCTATCCCCTACAAGACCAAGCGGCAGCACAAGTACACTCCACAAGAGCGTGGCGACATGAGCATGGCAGGAGCCATCGCCCACACCATCGCCAATAAGGGTTCTAAACTGCACCGGACGGGCGGCAGGGCTGACGTATACAGCAACGTTGTGCCCGACACAATGAAGCGGCTCGGGCAGCGACTTATATTCTTAATCCACCAGTCGGTGGGAAGTATCAAACTTAACAATGAGACGGTATGAGACAGACAGTGAACAACGGATATTCTTTTTTCTACCCCGATGAAGTATACTTTGCATTTTTGCCTTGCATTATCAAAGCAAGTGGAAGTAACCTTTCGTGGATTGAGGTAATAATCAGATGTGGCAACAAGGAACGAGCCTACAATGTCGAGGCGTTCAACGGTGAGTGCATAACAGACTTCAAGACATACGTGCAAGCTCTTTTTGACGGACGTATCAATGCAGCCTATGATTGGACAATAAACTGTGATTCCAGCGTTCTAAACCTTCTAGTGGGCATCGAGGTCAACGCATACGATGACAGAGACGGACAGCTTGCGAGCATCGACTTCACCACGAACATGGTTTGGGGCGCACCAAAGTATGGGGAGACCTGGAACGGCTACAAACGTATTACATGGTTTACTCATTATCCGTTCACCTTTGGCATATACTTAAGCAAGTTGAACACCAAACTACTAATCGGTTACGAGGGAGCACCCAATAAGCTACTGGAGATTCCGACTTACGGTATGATGGACTTCTACGCAGGCATATTGCCTAGTGGTGCAAAATACTGGAACATATACGATTATGATGGAGAGATTCAGCATGGAACGTTTGACAATACTTTCGACCTTACTTTCAGATTAACCACCGGAGGTAAGCAGTCACTATTGTTACGCATCGACAGAGACGATGCTGAGAGTGGTATCTATCTGCGTTGGATTGACCGGCACGGATTCATCCGCTATTGGCTCTTTGCGGCTGGGGAGGAAACGAGGGAGATAGCCAGCGACCTGAGTTTCATACGCAACAATTTAGCCGATTATCTATACGGCTACTATGGCGATAATGGAAGAAGGCAGGGATACGAGCGTACGGATTCAATCAAACTTTGTGCTCCGTTGGTTGACAGTGATACGTTCGATATGCTACAAGACCTAGCCAGCAGCCCAGTCGTTGACATGTACCTAGGGGGAGACTGGAAGCAAGAGGAAGACATGTGGATGAGCGTAACAATCAAGGCAGGAAGCTACACGAAGAGCACAGCTTGCTTGCAGGATTTCGTGTGCGAAATGATTATTAACAACATTAACGTTCAGAGACTATGATAGACCAGCAACTTTACATTGACGGTGTTTTGATGGACTTGCCGGAGAACACCGATGTTGTGCTCGACATCAAGAGCAACCTTTTTCGTGACGTCACGAAAATGACCTCGAACTACACGTACACCATCCAGTTGCCACGGACGGTGCACAATCTTTCAGTATTGCAGCAAGCGGACAGACCGAAGAGCGGCAGCAGATACCCCTATATTTTCCATAAGTGCAGTTATTTCCGTGGAGGTGTGCAAATTATCAAGGACGGACGTTTGAACGTTCTGAGCATCGAGGAAAATGTTGAGGTCTCAATCTATTGGGGTATAATGCCAGCGTTCACGAAGCTACTGGAGAGCGGAATGAAACTGAACGAACTGGGAGTGACAGACAGAGTGCTTTTTGAAAAGTACAACACTCCAAACACCAGGGAGGAAGCCGTGAGCAATGGGATATTCTTTGCTTATTACAATCCATACCGAATTGAGAGCAAAGATAACTTTGGCATTAATTTGGTGCAGAGGAATAAATATACCACGACACAATACTCGCCTAGCCGTGGACGCATCAGAACAGGTACAGAGGTCGGAAAGTATATAAGCGGAAATATAGAGAGCGCATCGAACATGATCTGTGCTCTTATCCCTTTCTTGCCATCATCAACGGCAAAGGTGCAAGCGCAAGGAAAGGGCGATTACAGAAGCTATGCAGTACTGGATAAGTACATGCGGGTTATATCCGTGAGCGGAGAAGATGAGACGCTGGAAGTATACACCATCAGAGGAGAGGCTAGAGCTGCATACCTCGTAGTGAATGCACCTGCCGAATATTACAGCACTCTGTCGCTATCAGTTACTGGGCTGACACCTATGCACGAAATGATAGATGGCGATAATAAGGAGGATTTCGTAGGCGATGATGTGGCGGTGGATGAATATAAAACGTCCCCAAAATTCTTGCAGCCATGTGTGACCGTAAACTGGCTATTGTCAAGGATAGCGAGGAAGTCGGGCGTATCTTTCGTTTGGCAGGATGATGAAGCAAAGAAGATGTTGAACAACCTCGTTGTGCCTATAATCAACAATAAGGCAGACGACAAGACAATCATCGGTAATCTGACCGCAGACGTTAAGAGCCGTGACGGACTGGGAGCACTCACCCTTTCCATAAGCAACTCCATAACTTCCGTATCGCCAAGCACTGGCGAAGACGTGCAGAAACTGACGATAACAAAGGATTGCGAACTGACCTTTGATGTGCAAGTGCAATACTACGTCAGACATCAGTTTGATGACGCAGCGGAGATTCAGTTGCCTATGGGCGTGAAAATGACCGTAACAACACCAAGTACCACCGGAGGTGAGGCATCCACGCAGGAATACGAGTTCGGAGATTTGAAGTACGAGGATGGGCAGGTTAAGTACCCGGTCGTACTACGCAGATATGCTATCGATGGCTATCTTTATTTGCTTTCGGCAGGGACAAACACTATATCGCTAAAGAAGGACGATGTACTGACGTTTGAGACTATCATGCACGGAATAAACACAGTCAACATGCCTTCCGTTTATGGCGGCAAAATCACTGCGAGCGTCAAGAGTGGGGACAGCGTTCCGATTGGTGGAAGTTTCCCTATCGGCATAAACCTGCCTGAAATCGAGGTAACAAGTTTCATTAAGTTTTTGGCTTTGATAACTGGCTCATTCCCTAGACAGCTGACCAATAGCACGCAAGTACAGTTTATCATGTTTTCCAGCGTCTGGCGCAACAAGGCGAACGCCTACGACTGGAGCGGAAAACTCATTCCGTATGACCGACAAGGAGCACCACGAAAAAGCGAGTTTTCCGTTTCTGACTACATGCAGCACAACCGCTACAAGTGGAAGGAAGACGAAGAGACGCATGGAGACTATGATGCAGACCTTGCAATCAGCAATCCAACTTTGGACTATGAGCAGGACACATGGACGTTGCCATTCGCAGCCACGGACGGAAACCGCATACCGATAAGAACACTGGATTCATTCGGCATGAAGAGCGGTGGCGAGTATAAGGGTTGCAAGGAGCGGATAATGACGCTAAGAGACGACAAGGAGCAGGCGGCACTACGATTCGACATTGACCTTCAGAACATCTTCGATACGAAGTACAAGCAGCTTGTGGCAAGCATCGCCAATGCGCACGTAATCACGGAGCGGCTCAATCTTTCTGACTTGGATATTTTGGATTTTGACGAAACGAAGCCAGTGTACCTTGCCCAGTACGGAGCGTATTTTGCGGTTTTGGAAATCAAGACAACAAGCAGCGGATATTGCGAGGTTACAATGATAGAGTTGAACAACTAAAAAGAACGAACTATGGTAAGTGAAGACAAACAGCAGATTCTTGACATCAAGGTCAAGTACGAGGATGCAATCTATGGCATCATCAGATACAAGGAAAAGATAGACCAGTTGAAGGCAAGTATCAAGGACTTGCAGCAGCAGGAGAAAGACAAGACCATCACAACCAACGAAATGAAGGTTCAGACGGAAGCCATCAACGCAACCATCAAGGAGTATCAGTACAACGTGCGTGCCCTGCAGAAGGAGATCCAGAACAACGTGCGCACAGAGAACGAGCAGGAGGGCAGCTTGAAACAGCTGCGTGCCCAGCTTTCCAATGCCACCAAGAAGTATGACGAAATGGCGAAGGCAGAGCGTGAGGGAGCAAAGGGGCAGGCACTGCAGAAACACATCAATGAGATTACCAACGAACTAAAACTGGCAGAGGAGCAGACCCAGCGATACTACCGGAATGTGGGTAATTACTACAACTCAATGCTCGACCTTGCAGCCGACCTCCAGCATGTTGTACCGATGGGTGGCGGTGGAGGTGTTGGCGAAGGCATCAGCGGCTTTGCAAACACCGTGGTTAACCTCGGACAGACCGTTAAGGGCATCATCCCTAACATCAAGGCTTTTGGCTCAACCCTTCTTGGATTGGCAACGAACCCGGTGTTCCTTGGACTGGCAGGAGTTGCAGGAGCAGGAATGGCATTCAAGTGGTGGTTTGACTACAACAAGGGATTGATGGAAGCCACACGACTGACAAAGGAATTCACTGGCTACACCGGGGAAGCATTGGAGACGATGAGGAACAGCATCGCAGCTACAGCGGACACGATGGGAAAGGATTTTAATGACGTGCTCGCCACAGCTGACAATCTCATGGCTAACTACCACCTATCTGGAGAGGAAGCGATGAAGGTTATCAACGATGGCTTTGCAAGCGGTGCAGACCTATCCGGAGATATGCTCAACAAGATACAGCAATATGCGCCTACCTTCCACGATGCAGGTATATCGGCAGACCAGATGGTGGCTATCATCCAGCAGACACGTAGCGGTATCTTCAGCGACAAGGGTCTCGACATCATCGATATGGCTAGCAAGAAAATTCGTGAGATGAGCAGCGGAACGGCTTCAAGCCTTGACGCTATCGGCATTTCATCAAAGCAGGTGCAGCAAGACCTAGCCAACGGCACGAAGAGTACATTCGATGTTATCCAAGAGGTCAGCACGAAGATGAAGGACTTCGGAGCGGACAGCCAGCAGGTGGGCGATGTTCTGAAAAACGTCTTCGGAAAGCAGGGAGCACAAGCAGGTATTCAGCTTATCGAGCAGTTAGATACGATGAGCACCAGCCTTGACGAAGTGAAGAAGCAGACCGGAGAGTGGGGAGAGACGCAGCTGGAGAACATCAAGCTGCACAAGGAACTGAACAGCTACCTTTCGTCAATGTTCGATATGAGCCAGCACGGATTCGAGGAGATGATCGAGAAGGGCAAGATGTTCGGCACGAAGATTCTCATCCAGATAATGAAAGGCTTGTTCAATACTATCAACTACTTCATTGACTGGTACAATGAGAGCCTTCTGTTGCGAGGGATAATCAATGCGCTCGGCACAAGTTTCCGCTTGATGTGGAACGCAATCAAACTCGTATGCAATCTCGGAATAGACGCATTCAAGAGGATGGGCTTTGCAGCCAAGGGCATGCTTGATATTCTCGAAGGTATCGTGACTTTCGACCTATCCAAGGCACAGAAGGGATTCAAGGAGATATTCGACATTACCGGCACTATCAAGGAAGCATGGCACGACATCAAGAACGCTGGTATCGAGATAGGCAATTCATTCGCAGACGGATTCGAGAACACCGTCCATGGAAGACTGAACCACCTGAAACTTGCGAACCTGGACGGTGGAGCGACCAGCAGCGAGCCAACGAACGGAAACAAGGGAACGACACCAGCAGCCAAGGGAAGCACTGCCAAGACAAAGGCACAGATAGCCAAGGAGAAAGCGGAAGCAAAGGCAGAGGCAGAGCGCAGGAAGAAGCAGGAGAAAGAATTGCAGGCACAGATTGCACTTATCCAGTTTCAGTACAACGAGCAAGTAATGGACGCAAAGAAGCGATACCTCGCAGACATGTACAGCAACGACCGAGACTACAGCAACGACCTCGAACAGCTGGAGAAGAACATGGTGGCACGAAGCATTGACGCATACGTGGCGGCAGGGCAAATCGGAGCGGAAAAGGCGCAGGAAATGCAGGCAAAACTACTCGACATCATGATAAAGGCGAAAGCAGACTTGAAGAATCAAGCCAAGGAGATTGTGGACGAACTCAACAAGGAGTTCGAGAACGCAGAGAAGGCACGCAAGGATGCGGACATCATGAACGGTGGCACTGGAGATGAAGACGATACAGCCAAGCTGGAGAGATACAAGGCTTTCCTAGAGCAGAAGCTGGCAATGACCCAAGAGAATGTTGAAGCACAGAAGCAGCTACAGCAGGAACTACACGATACGACTTTGCAGTTGCAAGCTGACGAAAACAAAAACAAGCAACAAAAACTTCAAGAACAGAACCAAATGATAGCCGATTATATCTTGGCAATTGGTGATGGGTTGGCTGCGTTTTTCGAGAGCCAGGATCTGACTTTCCATAATTTCCTCAAAACCATGCTGACAACCTACCTAGATGCGATAGAGAAGCAGATGACTGCGACTTACGTGGAAATTCTTGCAACTAGCATTGCAAAGAGCGGATGGGCAGGAGTTGCAAGTGCAGCAGCCAAACTTGCTTTAATCAAGGCAGCGTTTGCAGCAGCCAAGGCAGCAGTCAAGGGCTTCTCCACTGGTGGCTACGTCCAAGGCTCGGGCACTGGAACTAGCGACAGCATCCCGGCAAGGCTTTCCAATGGCGAGAGCGTAATGACCGCCAAGGCGACTTCGATGTTCAGCCCTATATTATCCGCATTCAACCAGCTAGGCGGTGGTGTTCCTATCGTAGCGAACAACGGAGGCAGCAACATCGGCATGGATATGCTGGCGGCAGCTGTAGCTAGAGGGTATCAGATGGCTCCACAGCCAGTAGTGAGCGTGGAAGAGATAAACCGAACGCAGCGGAGAGTGCAGACGATAGAGAATATCGGCAGGCTCTAATGGTGTTGTTATTTTATCAAAATTTGCGTTCTGAGCGGTTTTTGGTCGAAGGTGGTAAAGTTATACGCCCAAGGCAGTAAAAGCCGCTTAGAGCGCAAATTTTCGGCTTGTTTAGGAAAATTAACTGTTTATGAGATAAACATATCGAAAATAATCGTATCTTTGCAGCGTTTTAAAACTTAAAAATAACGTTTCAATGGCTAAACTCAGAATATACAACGACATCGACAGCCAAGACAACAAGTTTTGGTATCAATGGTGGGGTGGCGATTGTGTCTGCTTTCAGGATATAGATGCTTTTGCAGCAAGCATACCGAAAGACGATGATAGCATCGACATGCGCATCTTCTGCAATGGCGGCTCTGTGGTCGAAGGCTGGGCGATTTACGACCGACTGCGGCAGAGCGGAAAGAAGATTTCCTGCACCGTTGAGGGCAAGGCAGCATCCATGGCAACAATCATCATGCTCGCAGCACCAAAGGAGAGCCGCAAGGCATACGAGAACGCTGCCTTCCTCCTGCACAACCCATGGGTTCCCGGCTGGTGTTTGGGCGACCAGCTGAACGCAAAGGACTTGAAGAACCAGAGCGAGGAAATGCAGATGTGGCAGGATAAGATGGTGGACGCATACGTAGAGCGGTGCGAGTGCGACCGGGAAGAAATTCAAGCCTTGATGGATAAGGACATCTTCATCAATACCAGCGAGGCTTTGCGCCTAGGTCTTATCAGCAGCACCGTTTCAGCACTCAGCGCAAGCGCATCGAAACGCAACATAGAACAATTCATTAATTCAAAACAACAAAATCCAAAAGCAATGGAGAAAAAGACAGAAGTAAAGGCTTCTCTCCTCGACAAGATTCTCGCAAAGTTGGGCGTGAAGACACTGGAGGAAGCAGAGCAGGCGGTGGCAGAGCCACAAGCCAAGGCAGAGCCAAAGGCGATGGAACTCAACACAGCAGACGGACAGACACTGACCGTTGAGCGTGAAGAGGGAGATCCACAAGTTGGCGACAAGGCAAGTCCGGACGGAACGTTTGAAATGCCGGACGGTAAGACAATTGTTGTCGAAGACGGTGTAATTACCGACATTCAGACCGCAGGCAATGAAGGCGGTGAAGGCAATGAAGGCAATGAAGGCGGTGAGGGCGGCAGCGCATCAAGCACCGACAACGAAACCGTAGCCAAGTTGAAGCAGCAGGTAGCAGCACTCAAACAGCAGTTGAACGACACCAAGGCACAGCTGGCAGGCGCACAGAAACTCGCAAAGAGCAAGGAAGACATGCGCATCCTGAATGCCGTGAAGATGGCAGGCGGTGCTGAGAAGGTGTTGGCAGGCTACAGCAGCCACTACCAGCCTGCACAGCGACAGCCAAGCGGTAAGGGCGCAGGCGACAACGTGAACCCAGTCGAGGAAGGTAAGAACGCTATCAAGGAGAGACTTGCAAAGCTCCACAAAAAGGGCAAGAAGTAACAAAGTATTAACCCATTAAATCATAAGAAAATAATGGCAGGATTTACAAAAAAGCAGCTCGAGAACCTTAAACTCGAGCCGGAAAACCTCGAAAGCATCAAGGATGCCGTGCAGGAAACCTTCTACCAAGATGAGGACTTTTCTTCATTCGTGAACATCATGAAGGTCAAGAACAATGATCCAATCGCACTTATCGGTGAGATGGAAATGGTCGGTAAGGCAGGTGGCGGTTGCGACCCTACCTATGAAGAGAAGGGTATCGCCAACTCTCAGAAGCGTTGGGAACTCGGACAGTGGGAGATTCCTATCAAGATTTGCTACGAAGCATTGAAGGGTTCAATTGCAGAATACAGCCTTAAGACTGGTACAGCTATTGGCGACCTTACCAGCACCGACTTCATGACCATCTACACCGATGCACTCCAGCGAGCCATGCAGCAGATGATTTGGCGTTTCGGATGGTTTGGCGACAAGGCGGCAGCATTGGCAGGTGCAGGTGGCGGCAAGCTGACAGCAGGGTCGGACGTTAGCATGTTCAACGTTTGTGACGGTCTGTTCAAGCGTATCTTTACAGCTACAGCAGCAAAGAACCATACCACCATCGCAGCCAACAGCGAGGCTACGACAGCAGCGCAGGTTTCAGCATTACGCAAGAAGGGTGCAGCTACAGCAGTCGTAGACGCAATCTTGATGGACGTAGACACACGTATCATTGACGATAGCGATGCAGTGTTGCTTATGACACGCTCGCTTGCTGACGCATTGACCTACGACATCAAGCAGACCTACCACGATATTATGCCGTGGGAGAAGGTGTTCGATGGCTTCGATGTAGCGACCTACAACGGAGTGAAGATTGCTCGTGTCGGCATCTGGGATAGAATGATTAACGCATACGAGAAGGGCGAGACGACAGTCAACCTTCCACACCGTGCGGTATTCTGTAACCCTAAACACCTTATGGTGGGCACTGATGCCGATGCACTCATTAGCGACCTCGACATCTGGTTCGACCAGAAGGAGCGCAGAAACTATCTCTATGCTACTGGTAAGATTGGCACGGCTCTCCTCGAAGAGGACATGATCCATGCAGCTTACTAATCGCTCCAAATTTTCAGTTTAGTATTAAGTTATTTTTGACAATCCTCAACACCCACAAAACGGTGTTGGGGATATAACAATTTAAAACGAATTAATATGGCAACAACTTGCGAGAGCCTTATCGCCCAGGACATCATCATCCCTTGCGAAGACCAAGTAACAAAGGGACTGGAGGGCGATGGACTTATCATCAACCGAGACGACATTGACTTCACCAAGTCTGCTGTCGTTGGTAATATAATTAGCACATTAGTCTTGAAGACTGGCAAGAAGGCATACGCCATCCGGCAGGAAGGCAGCAAACCATTTACTGGAACCAAGACCGAGTTGACCGTTGGCACGTATCGCAACAGCTGGAAGAACACCGTAGCAGTCGTGGTATTGGCTAACACACCTGACGTTTGTGCCAATATCATTGACGGACTGGCGAACGGAAAGTTCGTTATCATCCTTCGCAACCTCTCTAAGGGAGCGGACGGAAAGGCAGAGTATCAGGTGTTCGGATATGCGCAGGCACTGAAGGCAAGTGCAGGCGAGAACGACAAGTACTCAGATGACACCGAGGGTGGCTGGCTTATCACGTTGGAAGAGGAGAGCGTACCAAAGGCAGCTTATTTCTTCTTCGACACAGACAGCGAGACCACAGCAGCCAAGTATAAGAGCCTTCTGACGGAAGCAGCAGCGTAGCCTATGACATACAAGGAAGCAACAGCCAAGGTCGAGGAGTTGAAGGCACGTTTCGACAGTCCCTTTGATGCAACCGACAAGGCAGTTATCGAAACTCTTTACTTCGAGGTAACACGAAAGCGGTTCGTTCCGACAACCTGCCAGCAGTGTTACCACGATGCTTTGATTGAAATTTATCTAAAACTCAAAAAAGAAAAGGCAATGCCAAAAACATGTAATTACGCAATGAAGGCAGGTTTTATCATTTCCTGCCCCGATTTCTATAATGGTAAGATTTTCACAAACGAGAACTTGACCGACAAGGTAGCGCACGAATATCTGACAAAGTACCCACACATGGAGAGCTACTTTCAGAAAATGCCCAGTGAGGAACTTATCGAGAACAAACAGCCGCCAGCAGGCAGCGACAGCGGTGCAGATGATACCACCGGGAAAGATCCTGCCGAAAAAGCAGGCAGCGACAAGAAGAAAGACCTCGACCAAGCCGAAAAAGCAGGCAAGGAAGAGTAACAAAACAACAAGTAAAACGACACAAGCAGTATGAACGTTAAAACAGTTAAAAAGCCAAAGCGAAGGGTTGATATTGGCTACGTAAGCCGATTCAAGATGCAGGCATACGGATATGATAATCTTTATCCGCAGAACCTCGCACGCATCACGGAAGCCAGCGGAACGGCAATGCTGTGCCTTAACCGCTACGCCCGATTTATTGAGGGCTACGGCTTTGATAGCGACATTCTAGCATCGTTGGCGATGAACCCACAAGGGGACACGGCAGACGATTTGCTCCGGAACGTAGCGCAAGACCTCGCACGCTTTGGAGGCTTTGCCCTTCATGTAAACTACAACGTTCTAGGGCAGGTGTCGAGCGTGAGCCACGTACCCTTTGAAAATTGCCGACTGGAAGAGACAGACGACAAGGGGAACGTGGCGCACGTCTTGCTGCATCCCGACTGGGAGCAGAAGAAAACGAGGAACGGAAAGCGGTTGATGGTGAACGACAAGACTATTGAACGCATCAATATTTTCAATCCCGACCCCGACATCGTCCTTGAACAGATTGAAAACGCAGGAGGCATCGATAGCTACAAGGGGCAGGTTCTGTGGAAGAGCCTAGACGGACAGTTTATTTATCCTACAGCCAGCTATGATTCAGCCATCACGGAGATTTCGACCGATGAGGGACTGGGTAACGTCAAGATGCGAAACGTCCGCAACAACTTCCTCGTATCGTGTATGCTCGTAACCAAGAAGGGCGTTCCGAAGTTCAACGAGGAAGGCGAAGAGGTGGAGAGCGGACAGATGATTTCAGACGAAGACCTTCTGCAGTTCCAAGGGGACGAGAATACAGCGAAGATACTTGCTGTAGAGGTCGAGAACGAGGAAGACGAACCGAAGGTTGTGGCTTTCCCTACGAAGAACTTCGACAAGGAGTTTTCCGTAACCGACAGCAGCGTTATCGAGCGCATCTACGCACAGTTCCATCAAGAACTCTTCTACTCCATCCGTATTGGAAAGCTGGGATTCAGCGGACAAGTTATGCAGGACGCTTACGAATACTATGCAGGCGAAGTGACGACCGAGCAGCGATTCATCGAGCGAGCCTTCAAGAAGATTTTCAACAGCTGGCACGACCCAGCTATTCAGAACCTAGACCCCAAGCTACAGCCGTTAAAGTATATCAGCAGCGAGGTTGCAGGGAACAACACGATAGATTAATTGATTGAGCCTATGGGAAAAAGGAAACAACTTATCACGGCAGACCAGTTCCGAGAACTGGCACGACCGACCAGCACACACCTAGATGAGGATGATGTGAACGCATACATTCGGGAATGCGAAGATGCGAACATCATACCAGCCATCGGGTATAAGCGGTTCAAGGCAGCGACCGAGCAGGGAGAGTGGGGCGATTCAGTATTGCCCGATTTCCAGCCTGCGGTATTCCTGGACGGTGGCGAATACGCCACCAAGAAGGAGGGCGATTGCAGCCAAGAAGAAACCAAGGTGCAGAAGTACACCAGCGGAATACGCAAAGCACTCGCTTATTTCACGTATGCGAGGCTTTTTCGTGCCGATGGCACAATTATAAGCCGAGCAGGTGGAATGCGACACAGAGACGATTATTCAGACCATGTTCAAGATTTGTCGAACAACAAGCAATACAACGACATCATGGACATGGCAGAAAGATATTTATCAGATGCACTCGAATATCTCAAGGCATTCACCCCGAAAGGGGAAGTGAAGGCACAGCGAGGAACGAGGGCACACATTCACGCAATAGGCAACTAAAAGCACATAAGACATGAACGAGGATATTCAAAAAATGCTCCGTATGGCAGAGCTGATACGAGATGCAACGCAGGTTGGAGAAAACACAGCGGTGCGTGTCGGCACGGAAATTTACGACATCGTTGTCGAGTTAAGCAGGATGCTTGCCATGATGGACGACAAACTGGAGAACGATGCGGTCGTTAGGATTATCAAGAGTGAACTCGCCAAGATAACAATAACGGAAGCGCAAATTGCGGATGGGGCGATAACGGCAGCGAAGCTTGCCGATGGCTCTGTAAAGAACAGACACCTAGCATCCAATTGTGTGACCTCAGATAAGCTACAACCGGGAGCGGTCAAACACGACCATCTGACCGAGGACTGTATATCAACTGGAAACATCAGAGACGGCAGCGTGACAGCAAAAAAACTCGGCACGGACATCTACAAGGATATTTCAAACAGAGTGACCGACATCGTGACGAAGGACTTCCCTCCAGCAATCACGGAGGAACAGATAACAGATATTACTAGTAAATAACAATTTAAAACAATAGATTATGCAATTTTTAGACGCAATAGGCTTAGCATATTTCTGGGAGAAGATTAAGAACTGGGTTAATCTTAATTATTTATCATTAACTGGTGGTACAATTAGAGGAAGTGTGTCTTTTTTTAATGATGCAGATGGTGGTAAGTCTATAAGAATAGACCCATCCAGTATTACTAATAATAGGTATGGGGTTAATTATCTTTTTGCAAGTGGAAAAATGATTCCTATTGGTGAAGCTAATGGTGTTGCAGGACTTGATGCCAACGGAAGAATCCCGCTCGCACAACTTGGCAACCTCGATACATCTTTGTTCAAGTTGGTAACCAGCCTTCCTTCATCGGGCGAGAGTAACAAGATATACATCGTTAAGGACGGAAGCGATGCCAACGATGTGTATCAAGAGTATTACTATACCAATGGTGCGTGGGAAAAAATCGGTACTCATGCCGTGAAGGTCGATTTAACGCCTTACGCCAAAAAGACGGAAGCGGTAACAAATGTGGAATTCACAAATATGGAAGCCGATGGGTCTTATATTTCAAATACTTCAATTCGAAATCTTGTATATACACTAGGTGATGGGAGGAAGATAGTAGCCCCAGTACCTCTTGCAGAACCTAGAACTACTGGGGCAAGACCTTATGTTGGTCAAAACGGCTTCATGAGATCCTCCGATAAGGCTAAGCTAGATGGCATTGCGGATGGTGCAAACAATTACACCCTGCCTACTGCCAGTGCATCGGTGTTGGGTGGTATCCTTATAGGTTATGGTACAAGCGGTCGTAATTATGCCGTCCTGCTAGATGGAAGCGGTAAGGCTTATGTTAACGTTCCATGGACTGATACAAACACCACCTACGACTTGTCGCCTTATGCCAAGACGGCAGACGTAAATGCAGCCCTTGCGAAGAAAGTAGACGTGGTAAGCGGGAAGGGACTTTCTACCCACGACTTCACTTCAGCATACAAGTCCAAGCTTGATGGTATATCTTCAGGAGCTACAGCAGATTCTGCAATAACTACAGGAGAAATAGATGCATTATTTGCTTAATAATAATTTTAAAAATTAATTAATATGAAGTTTTTAGATTTAAATGGACTAAACCATTTTTGGACAAAAATAAAAGCAAGTTTTGGCACAGCTATTGTTAATAATTTCGATTATAGAAATGAACTAGACAATGCAGGATATATAAGTATTCCGTTTGTTACAAACCATCAGATTGTTAGAATGTATTATTCACAGAATATCAACGTATACAATTGGTTTCAAAAGGCGTCGAAAGGAGGCATCCTGGAGATAGTCTTTGCAGGAGCGCAAGGAGGTAACACTTATTGCACTAACAAGGACAATGTTAGCTTCATGTATCAAATGCAAGTAGCATCACATGGTCCACTTCTTAATAAGATTGATATTTTGAAAACGGCATACAATACCTATGCACGCTTAATCAAGACAGATGATGATAAACTTGTTGTTGCAGAGTTTGTTCAAAACAAATAAAATTGTATAAATAAAATAAATTATTATGAGAAATAAAACAGGTAGAGCAAAACCAGTAACTCCTAAAGCAGGAGTTACTAAGACCTCAAGAAGATATGCTTGTGGTGGTAAACTTGAACTCTAAGTCGCTGACTTTGTAAATTTAAAAATAAGACAATATGAAGAAGAATAAGAAACAATTACATGAAGCACTGGCAGTGCTTCTTACCAAACTTTCATCGGCAAGGGACAATCCCTTGCTGATGGATAACTACGCAGTGAAAGCCTTGCGCACGGTTCTTTTGGATTTCAAGGAATCGGGCGAGCTTCACGAAGCATACAAGGAGCAGATACAATCCACGCTGTAGAGTGACAACCCCTGGGTAGCTATGATGATGAAGTCAATTGGCGCAGATCCTTCTATTAAGAAGAGCATGACCGATGAAGCTATTGACGGAATGATTGATTCTATGCTGGGGGCAGAATAATACAATTTTCGTTCGAAAATATATATAATAATATACAATAATTTTAATAAATTATATATGAATGACAAGGAGAAAGAACTATGGCGAGTTATAGACAACGTAATCAAGTGTTGTGCTATTGAACTGCCGGACGGAAAATTAAGTATTACGAGAGAAGACGTCCTCGGCAAGTCGAGAGCAGAAAACCTCGTTATGGCACGATGTATGGTCGTTGAGCAGATGATACACGCAGGATTCAGCATTACGACCACTGCGACCGTATTAAACCGCACCGTTTCAGCAGTGAGACATCTGAGCAAGATGGCTTACACCTATATCAGTACGTCTCGAGTTTATCGACTTGCCACGGCACAAGCGACCCTTCTAAACAAGGACGTAGAGCCGATTTGCATTTAAGAAACAAAAAGAAAATAACCAAAAGCGTTCTTTGACAATAATTCGATAAATACCCCTGCACTAACTTTTTGGAGCGAGCCAAAAATCAGAGTATCTTTGCAGCGGATTCCAGTATTTGGTTTCCGTAACGTAATTAACTCAAAATTTATGGCAGACACAATCGAGAAAGTTTATTGCACTGGGGACGGTGGCAATGACAACCTGGCGGCAGCGTTGCTCGCTAGAGGTAGAGACAATGATCCAGCGACTATGCTGGCAGCAATGAACGGTGGTATGGGTGGAGGTTGGAACAACCCTTTCGCCTACATGATGATGTTAGGAATGTTCCGCTTCATGTACGGTGATGGCTGGAACGGACAGAACGGCAACGTTCAGCGTTCCGAAATCCAGTCTCAGATTGACAGCCTTCGCACTCAGATGAGCGACAACCACAACAGCGACTTGTTGATGGGCGCAATTCAGGGCAACAACCAAGACTTGAAGACCTTGGCGGCTAACTTGAACTGCGACTTCAACGCATTGCAGGCTTCTGTTTGCGGCATTCAGGCAGCAATCCAAGATGTAGGCGGCAAGGTTGGTTTCAGCGCAGAGCGAGTAATCAACGCAGCGAACCTCGGAAACCTCAACATCATCCAGCAGTTGAAGGACTGTTGCTGCACCACCCAGCAGAACATCAACCGTATGGGCTACGAGAACCAGCTGGGGCAGAAGGACATCATCAACGCAATGCAGCAGGGGTTCTGCTACACCAATACTGGACTGGAGCGAGGTTTCAGTAACCTCGGCAACCTCATCCAAACGGTCGTTTGCGACTTAAAGACCTCGGGCAAGGAGAATACTCAGCGCATCGTTGATGTTCTGAACAACCACTGGGAGCAAGACCTTCGCATCCAGCTGGAGGACAGCAAGCGCAGAGAGCAGACTGGTTTCATTATCCAGCAGCTGAAGACCACCACAACCACAACTGGAGCGTAGTAGGTCTAAACAAAATCTATCAAGGGGCAACTCGCTGTGTTATCAGTGAGACCCCTTTTTGTCTATTTATCGAATTATCTAAAAAGAGCGCATCATGGAATTTAAGAATATACAGAGAAATCACCCGGTCTATCTGCTAGACAAGCAGACGGTGGAAGTTAAGGAAGGCAAGGTCGTAGACAACCAGCCGCACATCAACACTGGCATCGCAACCATTTCCAGCAGCGGACAGCCAATGCGAGACGTAACAATCGAGGTGGAGGGAAAGCAGACCATCTATACCATCCCCGAACACCTGGGAGTAACCTTTGCAGGCGAAACAGTACTGGCAACCGACAAGGCAGACCTTTTGCCCGAAGTTGGGAAATTGGTAAATGAAGCCGATGAGATAATCAAGGCATACGAGCCAAGCAAGGAGCGGAAAGCCAAGGGCGAAGAATTGCTTGCATCTTTGAACCCTGCAATCAAGGAGAAGCAGGAAACCGAAAAGCGTTTCAAGGCACTTGAGGGCGATATAAGCGGCATTCGTGGTATGGTCAAGCAATTACTCGACAAACTAGGATAGGAGGGCGCACAATGAAGAAAATCATCGTTTTGCGCCATTCTTGCGATAGCGAGGAAGAGCGACACCAGCACCAAGAGAGCGGCATCATCCACAGCTTGCCATACGAGAAGGCAGCAAAGGCTTTGATGGGAGCCAGCGGATATGCGGCATACGTTGCCAAGCACGGCTACCACTTCACGAAGCAGCTAGCTATCAAGGCGAGCGAGCAGATGAAGAACGTAGATGGAACGAGCCACCGATGGACGGTAGACGAAATCCGGCTGGCGACAAACAACGAGATAATCTCAAAGGGCACGACCCTCGGGGATATTCTCTATTTGGCTAATATGGCTTATGCGGACTTCTATCCAAAGGTAATCAAGACCGAGAGCGACTGCGTACAGTATGCTATTGCCGTAGCCAGTGATACAGACGGATACGAGGGTATGGCATTCTGCAGGTGGACGGCAGACATCATCGGGAAGGGTGTGACCATCGACTGGGAGAAATTGGAATAAACAAAAAAAATAAATTGATATGAGCGAAGTATTTCACGATTTTCAGGTGCACCACCTATATCTGTGCGCCCTAGTAATTTTTATCTGTTTCGCTACGATTCTGATAGCGATGACAATTGACTTGATAGCAGGCATACAGAAGGCGAAGGAACTGCATGTTGCAAGAACGTCAACCGGCTTGAAGAAGACGTGCGACAAGGCGAAGAAGTATTTTCCGACATTCGGTATTGCTTCGCTTATGGACGTGGCTACGTGTATTATCTCTCCCTTCCCTATGTTCGCTATCGCATGGACGGTGTATCTGCTTATGTGCGAGTTTAAGAGCATCCGGGAGAAGGCATACGAGAAGGCAGAGATACGCAAGCAAGACCGCACGATGCAGGTGATCCTTGAAAATAAGGATGAAATTGCGAAGGCGGTTGTCGAGATAATGAAGGAAGAGCGGAAGAAAGGAGGAGATAATGAGGATAACTAGAGCGCAACTTATAAAGGTAATGCCGAATGCAGGCAGCAGGGCAGACACCTACCTTCCAATCATCAACGGATGGGCAGAGCATTTCCACATCAATACCCCACTAAGGATGGCGCACTATCTCGCACAGATTGCCCACGAAAGCGGAGAGTTGAGATACACTAAGGAACTGGCAAGCGGCAGAGCCTACGAGGGCAGGAAAGACCTAGGCAACACCCAGCAGGGCGATGGCGTGAAGTACAAGGGCAGGGGATTGATACAGATTACCGGGCGAGCCAACTACCGGAAATGTTCCAATTATTGCGGCTTCGATGTTGTGGGTAGTCCCGAACTTCTGGAGCGTTCGCTGGAAGCAACGAAATCCTCGATGTGGGTATTCGACACCTTCGGCTGCAATGAGTTGGCAGACCAAGACAACTTGAAGGCTATCCGCAAGCGTATCAATGGTGGGTACAACGGACTGGCAGCCTGCGAGAAGTATTTGAAGCGAGCCAAGGAAGCCTTGAATATTAAGGTGCTTGCGTAATAAACACATCAATCTAAAGTTTTAAAGTATGGAAAATTCAAGAAAAGGGCGAAATTTGCGTTCTGTGGCGTTATTTCTCGCCATGCTTATAATTACCCCACTTTTGATTTTTGGCTGTTCCTGCGCTAAAACAGCGCAAAATAACACGGTGTATCACGACAGCGCACACACCAGCGTAAGACGTGACAGCGTGAACCAGCGACAGATCCACTGGCAGGACACCCGGCAGTACGACAGCATATTCAAGCATGACAGCGTGCTGATGTACATCAAGGGCGACACCGTAATCAAGGAGCGGTGGCACAATCTTACGACCACCAGATGGAAGACAACGACCAAGACAGACACCATCGTAGGCGATACCTATGTTCTCGTGACTGACACCGTAAAGGTCAAGTATTACGTGAACCGATACAAGACCAAGGAGGTAGAGAAGCCAGTGAGCACATGGCACAAGATAAGATTATTCGCTGGCGATTGCGTATTACTATTCCTGGCAATCTTTGCGGTTTGCTGGATAAAGGAGCGCATCAAGAAGAGGGTTCAATAGGTTCAATCATAATATCAAATCTTTTTAAGGGCAGGAAGCGCAGGAGAGCGTTTTTCTGCCCATTTTTTTGTGCGAAGAACACTTTTCATTGAGAGAAAAGGGGTAGGGGATATGAGAGTTAGATTATATTCATTCTAGCTAATGCGTGCAGGTTATTATTATATAGAGCGTGGAAAACGTACCGAGAACGACCGAAAACGACCGAAAATAGCCGTGCTTACGACATAAACAGCCAATAAAAGTTAAAATATTAATATCTTTCGGGAAAAGTTTTGGTAGAACCGAAAAATATTAATATCTTTGCATCGTGTTTAAGAGATAAGCACTTTAAATATTCGGTAACTTTCAGCCCTAGGCAACACGGTTAAGCCAAAGAAAAATGAAAAAGTCAAATTCAAACATTTTAGAGTTCACTACAAAGTTCATCAACTCTAACTTCCGTATTAAGGTCTTCGGACGCACAGAGGATGGCAAGAAGATAAACACACTCGTAGGAGTAAGCGGAATCTTGAAGCTCATCGGAGCAGAACTTTTTAACAAGTTCATCAAGCGAGCATTGAAGGCAGGTATGGACGCTTGCCGCTGCGCACTCAGAAGAGGATTGGTTGTAACATTGTATGCTAAGTAATCAAGGGAGGACAGAGAAATGAGCGACTGGAAAGTGTGGAGAGTAATCGAGTACTACGGAAGTCACACCGTAGCACTCGTAAAACCCGAAATCAACGGAAGAGACAAGGTTGTTGAGCACTCAAACAAGTGGTTCGGATTTTCAGAAATAAAAGAAGCCGATAAGCTTGCAGCCCAACTTAACGAGCGAGACGGATTAAAAGAACTTTATGATTAAAGATAGGAGATAAAAGCATGGCAAGAAAAATGTATCACGTCAAGAGACAGTTCCAGGGAGCAGAGCCAGAGGTTCTCAGTTCATCAACACGCAAGTATGATGCTGAGAAATATTTGAATCGATTGTTCAAGCATTATAAGAAATGCGAGGGAACGACAGTATACTGGGTAAGAGAAGGATATTTCAAGGTTGAAAAAGTAATTCTCGGAATCTTCACTACAGAGTATTGGATAGAAAAGTATTAACCAGCAGGGCGCAAGCCCTGCACAAAACGACAAGAATATGGATACATCAAATATGGTAAAGGTGACATTGGCAAAGGTAAGAACCAAAGGTCAGCACTACTGGGATAGGGAAGGTACAGAGTTCGTTTGCAGTGGTGGGGCTGTCGATTATTCAGTTGACGGCACTTGGTACTGGAACAGAAGCGGAAAAGGTCAGAATATCAGGGTGTTCATCGAGAAATAAGACAATTATGGAATTAGCACTTTTAAGAGCGGAAGACCGCAAGAGAAATGTTGTAGGGATAAAAGAAATTGAGTTCGACAACAAAAAACAAAGAATGATGCAAGCAAAGGCGTTCGGGCGCAATGTAGGGGCATTTAAAGTTTACATTAACTGGGCGACTGGCATGGAGATATATACACCTTCCGAACATTGCTTTGAGAGAATAAACAGATAACAATTTCAACAGAATTATTAACCAGCAGGGCGCAAGCCCTGCACAATATATCAAGATATGAAACAATACGACAAGATACCAGCACAAGCAGTGGTCGAGGTAACGACCAGCTGGGGAAGAACCTGCCTGCGAGAGATTGGGCGAGACATCAAGGAAGGCACAGTGCTCGATGGTTATTATTATCCGGTAAGCAAGGCTTTCGACTTTTATTGGAAGGGAGAAGGCGCAATGCTGTGGATCGGGGACAATGGAAGGCTTGTCAGTCTAGGAGAAGGACAAAAGCATAAATACATGATGCTTGGTCGTTTACTGTCCGATTGCGAGTACTTCCTTCGCAACCCATACATGCGACACCTCTATTTCCCGAGTATCGCTGGACACTGCAAGGAAATGCGCCAGTTATGGCTGGAGTTAAACATCAAGCCGGAGTGGTTATCGTACAAGCAGATTGGCAAGCTTGAGCACAAGATGAACCGAATGAAAACGAAGTTGGACAGACAATTAAAAAAGACAGAAGACAATGACAGAACAAGAGTATAGAAAAGCCCTGCATGAAATCAGGGTGAAGGCAGAGAAGGAAAGAGTAATGCTGGCAAGGAAATTTGCCACGGAACACAGCCCAGTTAAGGTTGGCGATTATATCAGCGACATCCGCGATACGATAAGGGTTGAAGATTGGGGTATTTCACATAGAAGCTACGAATACAACTCCTTGCCTTGCCTGGTATATAAAGGCAAGACCTGCAAGAAGGATGGCACTCCACGCAAGTACTCGAAGGATTGCAGGATCGAGCAGCGCAACCTTTTGCGAGTAAATAGAGAACCAGTAAAGAATCACGGATATGGAGAATAATAGAAGAAACATCAAGAGAACGAAGAAGGGTGCTGGCGCAACTGTCAAGCTGGTTGGCATACAGATAGACAACGACCTGCTGCCTTTCCTCAACGCATTGCCCAACA